CCACTTCCATCCCAAGGCACAGCATGCGGTAAACACCCTGGTTGGGCGGGAAGATCAGATTCCAGTGACTGAGCGCCACCCTGGCAGGAATCGTGGGCCCAGAAGGAATAAGGACCACAATCCTTTGCTTCTTCCACGACCCGCCCTCAAAAATCCGCCCGGCAGATAGCTCTAGGTTTTCGTTGTGTTTGCCGAAGTCGTAACCGACTATCACGTGATCCTGACCATGCGGAAATACAGATGATTGCCGCTTGCAGACGTAGATACGTTGGCAAGGTTTATGCTGCTTGTAGTGGCCCCGATACTGTTGGTAGTCCAGGAACCCAGTCCGAACAATATCCCGTTGCTGCTGTTGGTTGTTGAGCCCATGCGGTTGAATTGACTGTTTACTTGGCTGACCGCGATGAATGAGCGATTTAAAGACCAGTTGGTTACCGCTCCAGTCGTGAATCCGTTAGTGCTACTGCTTGTCGATACACAGTACGCCAGCCAGTATTGCCCTTGGCTAAAACTCGCCGCCAGCGGAAGGGCAAAATACTGCGCCGCAGAAAAGTTGCTAAAGTTGTTGGTAAAAAACCCCAGAGTTGTCTGCGACTGCGACGAGCTGAACTGCGTATTGGTCTGCGCCGAATCCCGTTGGAACGTGATGCCATACGTTGACGAGGCTTGTGTGCCATTGGTGGCAATCGAGTAACTGACGCCCCACGTCAGAAACCCCTGCGTGCTGGTGAAATATTGCAGACTAAGTGAATTCGCCCCAGTTCCCCTCGTGTAAAACACAAGGTTGTGTGACTCAAGTCTTGAGTACCCCCCCGTCCTCGAAGACGACGTTGAGCCAAATGACGCGGATGTCATGGCTTGGGAAACAGGAAATTCGATATAGCTTGCCGACACTGCATACGGGATCTCAAACGGCTGCACATGGTGCGTCGAGCCAAATACGCTCATGGTCTGCGTGGCGTGGAATGCGTCAAGGTTCTTGTAATACGAAAAAATATTGGCACCACCTGCCGGAGCCACGCTTGCGGTCATCGTAGAACCATTCAGCCCAAAGGACACGCCGTTCGAGTTGTTGAACACAATCGTTTGCAGATTGTTGCTAGTCGTTCCTGCCGAGAAATTGATACTTCCGCCGCCGCTAGGAGCCGCAACGCTAATTGCAAGCCCGTTGCTATTCATTGTAATGCTGGCGTTTGTGGCGCTTGTTCCCGTCCCGGCATAGCCGCTGGCATTTAGGCTTAGGCCGCTGCTGTTCACCGTCCACGTTACATTTGTCTGTGCCGTGTTCAGCCCAACCGCGTCATTTGACGCCCTTGCGGTGGTTAGATAGTTAGTCGCTACCGTTGCTGTTACAACCCCGTTTGTGTTGAGGCCGAAGGAAACACCGTTGCTATTGGCAAACGTAACATTGCTGCGAAGCTGCGAAAGCGTACCCGCAGAAAAGTTGACGTTGGTAATCCCGCCGCCACCCCCGGTGCCCGCTCCCTCTTTGTAAGCCATTAGACAATCCAGTAATTAGTGCCGTCACTGACGGCATCAACCGAGCCAAGCGCTAGCGTGATGTCGTAAGTGGCGGCGCTATCGATTTGTCCGCTAACAGGTGCTAGCGTCACAGCACTTGCCGTGCTATCAGTTTTCTTCACGACAAACCGTTTGTTTTTCGTCGCAGCAGCTGCTGGCAGCGTAACGGTTAGCGGCCCCGCAGTTGCATCGGCCAAAATAATCGAGTCCGACAGGACAGCAGTCACAGATGCACTCACATAGCGAGTCGGGTACAGCTCGCCCGTTTGAATCATGCGCGTAATTTTCGTGAACCAGTTTACCCATGCGTTGTGCCACCTTTCCCCTGGCGGTTCCTGAATCGGCGCGTTATTGAGCATCGACGTAAGCGTTAACCACCGCGAACCGCACAGGATCACTGACGCTGATTTCAAACAACCAGTCCCGCGAAATTCCAAGCCGGCGAAAGTGGGCTCGAGTCTTGTACTCGCCAACCTCTCCAAGGCTGGTCCAGCGTTCCATGGTCCACGTGCGTCCGCCGTCCTTGGACACCCGCAACATTACTTGTGGGTTGGATACACTGCCGCCAATGCCGGTTTCCATGTCCAGAATCAGCGACCGGATCGAAATCAGGTTTGACTCTTCAAAGAAATGCCGCCCGCGAATGCGCCGGATAATGGGCTGTCCCGCATCCGTCAATGCAGCAGCATCCAGCTTGTACAGCGTTCCATCCTGGTAGCCAGCTACCACGTATCCGTTTCCAGTCAACGCGCCATGATCTGCCCGGTGTCGCGAAAGCCCGTATCCCTGTACCGTAGACCACATTCCTGTCAGGCCGTCATACAGCCACGAACCCTCCGGAAAGTTGATCTGATAGAACGGATGCCCGGAAATCATGTAGGCAAACCCGGAAGCCTCCGAAACCGTTACCGAATCCCACTGGCTTTCTACGTCTGGGTTTGATACCCGCTTGATTCCGTAGCCCGCAATGACGCCTACCACTAGGCCCCCTTGCTTGTTCTGCCACAGCCCGATAATCGAGGCGTCATAGTCAACTAGCGACCAAGGGGCAGCAAGCCGCCAGTACATCGTGGATCCGCGAAGATTCGCATACGGGAACTGCGCGTCACCCGCGTTGCCCCAAAATTCTGTTGTTTCCGTGCCACACAGCATCAACTCGCCATTAGTGGCATACACTCGCTGCAACGCATCCGGGTTGCTTTCAGCCGTTGCGAATTCAGTTGCGTCCCAGCTTGTTCCGTCTAACGATGCGGAAATGTAGAACTGCCCATTGTCCGCATTCACGATGAAGTAGGTATCTTGATACGTTACATCCGTCGTGTTGGCGGGGTAATCCGGATCGGTAATCTGCGTAAACACTCCGGACCCTAGGGTATAAATGTACCCATAGCCGTCCGTAATCATCACTTGCAAACCGTTGTTGGCCATTCCCACTCGGCCTGTCGACGTCAACAGGGTTCCACGAAATGCCGTGGTGCCGTCACTGAAAATCTCGTAAAGCGCGTTCTGCTGCACGCCGAACAGTCTGTCTTGAGTTCGATGCAGACCACGCCACGGCTGCCCAACTACACTGCCAAACTGCGTCAGCCCAACCGTCCCATAGGCTGACATGGCGTTTTTATCGCCGTCCGGACGCGGCTCGAAGTAGACATTTAGCCGCTCTTGCGCCGACACCACCACAGACTTTGCTTCGTTGCCAAGCCCGAACAGTGGATAGATCACGGTGCGGGCCAATAGCTCATATCGTAGCGGTTGTCTAAATACAACGCGTCAGACATCATTATTCCTGGCGGCGTAGCATTGAGCCGCTTGAGATTGGCCATTGTCTTGATGGCTTCCGCGCCGACTACCGCTGGCACTTCCCGCTCGTATTCTGGGGCCAGTTTCACCGCCAGGTTAAAACACAGCGCGTCCACGTACCCCGGAGGCATGTTGATCGCATCGTTGGACGTGGTGAAGCTCTGAATGCGCAGCCTCGAGCCCAGATACAGCGTCATGGCAACAGACGGAATCGGCCACAGGAACAACTCGCCCTCTGGCACCGTGGGCTCGTAATACACCCACTGCGGAATGCCTTGATTTGCTTTGTAGCCAATGCTCGTCCATCGGTCATAATCAATAACCGACAACGGGTAATCAACGCCACTCACCCGCACATAGGCCGTTTCGATTTTTACAGGGCGCTCAACGTTGAACGGCGCAACGGCCCCTGGCCCAATCGGGTAATTCTGCGTCCCGACAGTCAGGGCAAACAACCGCTCTTGAATGGCAAACACTGCCATGCGCTCAAGCCACCACGAGTCCAGCATGGCGTTAAGCGCATCCAGCCCATCCGTAATTTCATCGGCAGTCGGCGTTTCGCCCGTACCAAGGGCTTGAATAAGCCGCATGGATCGCCGAATGATGTTCTCGGGTGTAGTAAGCATGAAGAAAGGGCGGGGTTTCCCCCGCCCCCTTTACTTACACGTACAGCCGGAAGATCGGACCCGCATCCGCAGTGGCGGCGGTCGGAACCGTAATGGTTGCAGGCAGCGTGCCAAACGTTCCGGTCGCTGTCGTTGCCATCACATGTCCGCCCATCGTTGCCGCAATCCGACGAGTCGTAGCGGTCGTGCCGCTGGCTTGAAGCACCCCGAAATAGCGACCGGGGTAAGCCAAAACCGGCGACGTAAACGCCAGATCCTGGAATGCGTTGGCACCAGCAGACAACGTGCCGGCCAGTGCCGAGTTGGCAACCAGCACCCCGTCCGAGGAATACAGCGCCCCAATTACGTTATCCGTGCCTGCGGTGGCACCGTTTAGCACGCTAATTCCCGTCCACTGCGCGACGTGAGGAATGTAGATTTCCGAAACGTACAGCGTACCCGCCACATGCACCGCCGAGGTTCCGAGCGTTGCAAAACCGTTAATGGGCACATTCGGCAGAATCCGCGGGCCTTGCGGGACCGTTGGGTTGCCGGCGAGCTGGTTGTAGTATTCCACTACGTTACCGCCCACCGTTCCAGACGACTCACCGAAAACGCCGCTAATATTGCTTGCGGGCGTACGAGAGACTCCGTAACCCTGGGACACCAGTGCATCCTCGGTGTCCTTGGGGCCGACAAAGATTGCGCCAGAGGCCAGGCCACCATAAGCGCGAGTGAGAGTGATAGGCATGATTGGCCTCCTGGTTAGATGTAGACGCGGCAAGCCAGCTCGGGATAGGTAGAAGCCCACCCGAACAGCACGTCAAAGCGCATAAAGAAATTGTCATTGATCGGATCGTAAGTCTCGATCACGCGCATCGTCATGCCGTTGTACGACTCCTGCGCGGCGTCCACCACCCCCTTGCCACCTTGCGGCAGGTACAGGGGCACGGTTGCCAACGTGAACGCGTCTTTGTGATACAACACATTCATGTCGTAACCAGTCGAGGCAACGCCAAAAATCGTAAACGGCGATCCGTTGGTCGGAGAAGCGGTCACGTTCTGGAACTGACCCGAGGTCACAATAGCAGGACTAATGGGAATCGAGGTTGCACCAACGGGTAGATCAGCAGTTACCACAAAGAAGGCCTGATTGCCGGTGTCCACTCGAGAC